ACGCAGGGGTAGGTCGAATTTCTGTTCAGTCTTTTCAACCACATATTCAGCATCATTATAATACCATTGATACCCTATCAGGGAATAGAGAAGTGTAATCCGTTCTGTTTCCCATTCCTCGATGGTCTTGGAAATCGGTGGGGCTGCGTATTGCTGGTTAAGGTGGGCGATTACGGCATCCATTGGGTCGTCCGGGAATACGCCTGTACCCCCACAGAGGGGGCAAGGACCAGGTGTATAACCAGAGACACTACACTCACATACCCCGCCCGGTTCCATATCGGCTATCTCCTGTATCCGATGGTAATTACTACCTATACGCAGAGCGTCCGTGTCCTCATCGGGTACGATACCAAGAACATACCTATGGTAGTATCGCATTGGACAGGCTTTGTAACATCCGATGGATGTTGCTGATAGATTAATCATTTAGTTTTTTCCTTTCTACTGTTACAATTGTATCATTTCGATTTCCACCATGAGATACAAGTAAAATTTCAATTATTTCAAAACCACGTTTTTTACCAAAACCAACACTATTCCAACCAAAAGAAATAACTAAACCACCCAATTTAATTTTTTTAGCCAAAATATCTCTTGTTGTTTTATAGTTTCCAGTGGGGTTTTCTTTACAGAATTGTTCCTTACCAAAAGTTTTATAATGTTGCATTACATTATGTAATGAATAAGGTGGGTCAAATAAAACCCCTGTTAAATTTTCTGATACTGTTTTTGCAAACTCACTGGATTCTAAGTGGAATTGAGCATTTGGGTTTTCAGGATTTAAGTCATTTCGGTATTCTGCTAAGTTACTACTTCCTGTAAAAGGGTCAGCCCAACCTTTTCCAACATTATATTTCGCCAATAATTCTGCTATTGGTTTAATGGAAAATGTCCATTTTGATGGCATAGCCCACACTCTATTAATTGTTATTGTTTTTTGTAATTTTGGACGGTTCATATCAACCCCTTCATTAAAAATTCAAGTTCATTAACCCCGTGTACCACCAGATACACCCCACCAGTAGCACGGACATCGGCCATTCGTTCTTGTTGACCCTTACTCAATTTACCACCCTTACCTCGTTTGGTTTCTATCTCGAAGTGGACACCGTTGGGTAAGATACCTATGATGTCACCAGCATGTTTGATACCATACACGGCTTGTCCTGCCCCCACCAAGTCACCACTCCCACAATCGTGTGGGTTATGGAATATCCTATGTTGTTTCAACCATTTACAGCACTCGTCTTTCACCCCGCCCCTACCCAGTTCTGGCAACTCTGGCACTGATACGACCGAATGGGTCGGGATTGACCCGTCCCTGGCCTTCCGTCCGGGTCGTGTCCCGTGTTTGGCGTGGTGGTAGGCTTCGTAGCAGTTATCGAGTTTTTGTTTTTTGGTGGGTTGTTTCATAAGCTTTCTGTTTTTGAATTGCTCGTTTAACAATCGTTCTAAAGAGTTTACTTACTCGCCTCATAGCATCTAAAGCATCTTTGTTCTTTGGGCTATATGCTTTACAATAATCCTTCCATGTGGTTTTCTTTTTTCTCACTTCACCAACCTCCTACTCACCGCAACTGGGTCGATAGCAGCCGGGAATCCCTCGGCCCAATCCGGCACAGAACACATAATGTCACCAAATAGTTTACTTTGTTCTGATACCTTATCCTCTGGCATCAAAGTCACAATCGAGTCATGGATATGCAATACAATATCCAGCCAAGCCCGTTCACATTCCAGTATCCAGTACCCAAGCATGTCACGGGCTACGGCCTGGACTATATTCTCAGTGATAGACCCACCCCATAATGCCCCACCGTGATACCTGATACTGTCATTTTTAATCCGGCAATGGCGATAGTATAAAACCCGGCCAGATGGGAGTTCAATCTGAACCTCAGCATCCTTACACCTGAATGTCAATGGCCCAACGGTCTGTTCAAGGTGGGGGAACCTGATACATTGCCTGAACGCTCGTTCTACTTTACCCCAATACATAGGTATCTTGGAATATTTAGCTCGATAAGTGTCAATAAGTTTTTTAATAAATTTGAAATCATATTGACCAGAATCGAACAGAGGTCGGAGTGCTGGATTTTTCAAACAATCGCCGTGAAATCTAACAGCACCCATACCAAACCCACAACCGAGAATACTATCCTTACCAAACCCACGTTTAATTTCCAGATATGTAGCGAGTAATGGTGGGTCAGTTTTCTTGGGTTTTCGCACTGTTGTTCGGAACAGGGTAGTAGCAAATTCTGAGTACACATCCTCGCCTCGTGCGAATCCATTCAACAAGTCCATTTGTTCTGCGAGCCAGGCCAGTATCCGGGCTTCAATCTGGGCCGAGTCAGCCATACCAAGTACAAAGCCGGGTGGGGCCATAAGCACTTCTTTGGTCTGACCTATCAGGGGGTCGTGGCCTGTCCCACGCCTACCGGCCCCGGCCATATTCTGGAGGTTAATCTTTTCTGATCCACCCCACCGACCAGTATGGCCAGCGTAATAGGTTAGTGGAACTCGTAACAGCCCACCATTGGCCATAGTCTGGGATATAAGACTCTGGACTCGTTTGATATGAGTTGGCCAGGATTCGACTGCGAGCCGAGCCAGTACGAGGTCACGAACTTCCTTCTTGGGGTGTACTACAAGCTGTTGACAGGCTTCGTCATCCTTGGCCAAGGCCGGGATGTTACCCCGTTTCCCCTGCTTCATCGGTACTTGTTCCCCTTCAGGGAGAGCAGCTTGGAGATAACCAACGAATTTAGCACTCCTAAGCTCCTTGGGGGTGTGTTCTGAATCCTTGATGGTCTTAGCCATTTGTGTCCGCATCTTAACCTTGAGCTTGGTGGCCATATCAATGTCAACTGCGAACCCTTTGTGTAACCAAAGGTCGAGGGTGTGTCGCATCAGTTGTATCTCAACGGTGGGGTTGGTCAGTTTTGGTAAGAGGATTTTGAACAGTTCAGTTTCGAGTTCAACGTCACCTATGGTGTATTCAGTGAATTTTTTACGTTGTTCTTCGGTCATGGTGTTCCAATGCAACCCCTTGAACTGCATTGTATCACCCTTGGCCTTCAAACCGAACATCTTGGCCATATCTGCAAGGCAGTGTGACATTCTGGCATTGTAATGACATGCGAGGTCTTTGAGGTCTATTATGTACTTGGGGACGATACCGAACTTGGTTTGTAAAATTGTTATATCAAATCTTGCATTTTGGACGAGGACTGTTACAGTGTTCCAATCAATAAGTTCCAAACCCCATTCAATATCCGATGGCTCTATAAAAATAGGTTCTTCACCAAACTCATTGGAATCATTCCAAACCCAAGACCCCAACCCAGTCAACTCGAACCTCTCGTCCATAATATATTCGATAGTGGACATCTTGCTGAGACTGTATTCGGTTGAGAAAAAAGTCTCGAAGTCGAGACATAAAATGTCTGTTGGATAACCTATCTGTTTTAGGATGTCTCGATAATCAGGCATCTTTTCTCCCCATCATCGGCTCGTTCAACGGCTTACTACTGACAGCCTTATATCGTTTTCGCCAATACTTGGCTGTTTTCTCATGTATCTTCTTGGCCAACCTGGTCACCAACCCGGCCTGTGCCTTGTAGTGGTTCTGTAGGCAACAGTGTTTGAATTTGATACCAGACCCACATTGGCACGGTTTGTTTCTGTATCGGTTCAGACCCATTAGAATCTCCTGTATATTTTTCCCTGTCGTTTCAATTTCTTGTATCGCTTCTCGTATTCCACAAAGGTTATCTTTTTCTGATACAGTAGCCACCTGAGCGATTCTTCTTCCCGGCTGATGGCCGAGGGCCGGGGCTTGTCACCTTTACCGTTTGGCATCATCCCCCCTATTCAAAATTACTATCGTGATACCTCTCACCCCTACTGCACCGCATTGGTTCCACATACGCTACACCATCGATGACAACAGCACACGACAATATACTACGCTGTTTATTGTCCTCAATATAATTAAATGCCATCTGTTTATCATCAATGCCACAGCCAGTGTCACACGCAAATATACGTTGGTTGGGGTTAGCGAAAAACTTTGTACCAGATGCAGTATGGTTGTGTCCGAGCACACAGGACATTAGCATCTTACCAACTGCGTTTGCCGCTGGATATTTGCCACCCTGCCCAGTGCCATGATAATAATACACACCATCAATAACAAAACTTTTGGCCCACTTCCAACCCGGAGTCCCCCACAACTGGTTGTGTGTCTTTAAGAAAAATTCTGGTATTTTGACTGTTTTTGCACGCCTGATTATCCGTAGGTCATGGTTTCCCAAACACACTTTTACCTTTGGGAACGCTTTATGCCATTTTTGTGTGGCTGCTTTTGCTTTCTTATACTCTGATAGTACACCTGGTGACGCTGGTTCAGTTTCATGGAACGATATATTATGGTGATCGTTGACATCACCTATGTGTACTATTATGCCACAGTCGTATTCATCGAATGTGTCTTGGCAAAATTGCAGGTATCCTTTTCTACTCCAAGGGTTATGTGTGTCACCTATTACTCCGACTCTACTCATTGGTCAACTCCTATATCATGGACAATATCATTGTAATAAAGTACTTTCAATCCTCTTGCTTCAATACGTTCTTTTTCAGCTTTACAACCTGATGAATTTTCCCAACCAGGAGCAAGTATAATCCCATCCCAGTTTGTCTTATCAATAACTTCATTATCTAACTGATACCACAATTCATGCTCTTGTTTAGCAAGAAATACAGGGCACGACCTATGGATGGGGTGTGTGTGGGATATTGGGGCATATATATTATACCCCTTAATCAATAATTCTGCTGCTCTCATATTACACAAATTAAAATTTGCTTCCTCTCCTTCAGCTACAAAATTACCATTTTTATCCCTACAAGTATAGGGGTGGGCAAAGTACCATAAACCTCTATTTGAACTTTTTGTAATGTTCATTATTTACCTCCAAAAATAAGTAATTGAACCAACCCCAACAATATTGAAGCCAAACCTGTTCTCCAATTTTTTGTTAAACAATCCACCACACCGAGGCCGAAGAACGATGCTATCATTGTAAATAGGAATAGATTACGCATTTTCTTTCTCTTTCAAAATCTCAAACAACCAACCCATAGAATTGAAAATAACAGCACATAATGAATCTTCCAATGTCACTGGGCCGTGATTATCCTTTGTATCAAACCCTTGTTGAAGTAACCATACAGCTACGAAGTGTCGGCCTAACCCATCAAAGTAGGCATCGATGTCTATTCCCTTTTTCCAATTATCAAAATCCCGCATAGAACCATCAGGTTGTAGCCGGTGGGCATCCAGATATTGAACATACCGTTGCAGAACTATGGGCGATAGTGCTTTCACATAACTGAGTTTACCTTCTAAGGTATCGCGTGTCGCCCCGGTAGCAAACTTACGGATTTGTGATGGGGTTTCAGGTTGACTGGTTGCTTTAGCCTTACGTTTAGACTTACGCCCAACCAGTTCGAGGTCTTGTTTATTAAGCCACCAGTAGTCGTTTAGGTTGGGGAAATTGACACGGTATGATAAAATCTCATTACCTATTTCTACAACCTCACCAGATTCACCCAGAGCATCGACATCAATCCCAAGATATTCAAGCCGTTCCTTATCAGCCACCACCTTAACTGTATTACCTATTTCAAATTTCATGCGGTTTCTCCTAACTTAATAGTGTCACCATATTTTATTTCCAACATCTCTTTTATCCCTGCATTACAGGGTTCATCCAACTTATCAATATACTCCTTAGCCAACTCACGGGCGTTTACCAATAGGTCATAATCATACAACAACGAAGCGAATTTAAGATCAGGTAAACCGTGCTGCCGAGTGCTGAACATCTCACCTGGCCCTCGTAGTCGCAGGTCGTACTCAGCCACTTCAAACCCATCGTTGCATTTCTCCATTACATCGAGCCGGGCAATCGACTTCTCGTTGGCTGTGTTCGATACCATAAAACAAAACGTAGTGTCTTTTGACCGGCATATCCGACCTCGGAGTTGGTGAAGCTGGGACAGACCGAACCGATCTGCACCTTCAATGACCATTACTGAGGCGTTGGGGTTGTCAAGTCCAACCTCGGCTATGATGGTGGATACGAGGATTCGGGTGTGACCAT